CGTCGACATGTTGATGCACGCCATGCTTGAGCAGCACGGACTTGTCATGGAGGGCGAGACCAATGCAAATGCGATCATGGCTCTGGTTGGGTTCCTGTCGCAGCAGGTAATGTCTCTGCACGAAGGTGGAGAGATGTCTGTCGAAGGCGCGATGGTTTTGTTGCAGATAGGAATGCAGCGCGGAGTTCAGGCGCACGTTGCCATGAAGGCGAAAAGAGACGCGACTTGAATGTCAAAGCGAGTTAGCAACAAACGTGGCAAGCATGCCGGTGCGCGATCCGGTCGCGTGCGACTTGGTTTTTATCGGCAGCGCCGACTGACCAACGTCGAGAAGGCGATGGAGAAACATCGTCGTGAGAGCGAACTCGGCAAGCCGATGGATCAGGTTGCTATGGAACAGTTGCGTGGCGTGATGGCGAAGCTGATGCCGAAGCGCATGGAACGTCGTGGGGTTCGCTGAAGAAATACGCAGGCCGCACCCGCTCGCAAAGTTTTGCCACAAGTGTCAGTGCTGGTGGGTGCCGTTCCCTACCAGGGTCACACAATCTGTTGGCTGGTGCTTATGCTCGATGTGTCACGACTGTCCTGACCGTAAAGCTAAGTTTGCCGACGTCCCGTGGGAACAACGACGCATCAGGCTTCTCGGTGTGCCCGGTGAAGCGAAGTACGAGCGTCTGCACAAAAGAATACTTGGGGAAACGCATGAAAGTTCAGCTGACGCACGAGGAGACGGAACTACTGGTTCTCGCGGGGTTGCTGAGTGCGGAGAGTCCGATTCCGTTACTCAAGCAAGAAATCGAAAAATGCACGGTCACGATAAGTGAAAACGGCGTAGAGATCGAAATTATTTACAAAGAGGGAGATGATTGATGGGTCATTCATATAGTGAGGACGACGCACCTAGCCGATGGTGCCCGCAAGCGAACGTGGCATCGATCGTCGAAATGTCAAACGGCGTCATGAATGCAATACCAGTAAACCGGCATCCAGAACGGAGAGATCCGTACGAGGGTGCGCATTGTGTCGGCGGTGTCTGCGCGCATTGGCAATGGATGCCTGGAGGTAGAGGTGGGACGCGCAAAGGATACTGCGGACTTTCTGGAAAACCTGAAGCGTAGGAGAACAAAATGAATGGGGATAACGCAACAGCAAGTAGAGAACTAGCGCCAGCACTGACTGGGCGGGAAACCGCAGATAGTGATCCATCGATTGTTCAGCAGTGGTCAAACGAGATTGAACAGGCGACAAATTATGTCGAGACGCAGATGTGCAGATTGCGCAATTGGACCGATCTGCTTGTCGGGTCACAGCCAACTGACTCGCCTGGAATTGATAAAGGGGCGGTAGCGGAAGTGCGCCCGCTAACAGATGTCATGGCGTCTTCAATCAATTCGCTGCATCACGCCACGCAACTGCTGGAAGAACAAATGTCACGACTTGAGGGTCATCGATTAGTCTAGTAGTCTTCGCGGATGGCCCTGGTTTCAAGAAAGCGTGATCAGCAAGAGGCAGACCGTGATGCCGGGGTTGTCCGCAACACTCCATTCAGTCAATTCGCCGAATTTGATGCTCAACAAACATCATTTGGTGGTGCGCGATCCGGTCGCGTTCGTAGCAGACAGCCCATTCTGCCGCAATCAACCCCTAGACCTCCTGATGGATCTTCTGGTAGTGGTCCCTTGTTGTTTAGTTCTGGTAAGAAAAGACCCGACTTCGGTGTGCCAAGGGGGATGTTCAAAAATCCACGTCGCATGTTTGTTGATAGTCCGCGCAGTCCATTCCACGCGGGGTAGAAATGCCAAGCCGACGATCTGATCGTGGTAATGCATTGAAGCGTCAACCCGGCGAGTCAAGGCAGGATCAGAAAGACCGGGCAATTAAAGCCGGATTGACTGTGTTACCGTTGGCTGGATTGCGCGCACTCGGTGCGCTTCCAGTTGCGTCAGCACTGTCAGATAAGGGGCGCAAGAAAAAGCCGAAGGCTCTGCCCAGACCACCGCAAAAAGTTAAACACATTTGAGGGAAACGCTATGGCAAACGATCTAGCTGAACAATTACTTCAGGCAATTCCCAGGCCACCTAGTTTCTTGAGGAAAAAGAAACCTGTAACAAGTCCTAAGCCAGAGACAGCTATTGGACGTGGTGAAAGTCTTCGCAGGGAAGCGATCAAGAGAGGCGAAGAGATTCGCAAGCCCGCAATTAGTCGCGGCGAAGACGCCCGTGCCGCATCAATTAAACGCGGCGAAGCGATTCGCAACCCCGCAATTAAACGCGGTGAAGACGCTCGTTCCGCAGCAATTAGGCGCGGCGAAGAGATTCGCAAGAAAGCACGCCAGAGGACAAACTGATGCCAGATCCACTGAGGAAACCGATACCCCGTCCGCCAGTGTCGCGGAATATTCCAAGGAAAAAGAAGCCCGGTAAAACGCCAGTTACCAGGACCGAAGATGAGCGAGAGGTCGGCTTGGGAGGGCTGAAGCGCAGGCGAAACATCGATGACATCGTTGACAGTGCGCAGTCTGGTAATAACTGATGCCATGCGCGGGATGTCAACGCAGAAGAGAAGCAATGGCGCTGGCCGCAAAAAAAGCAGAAGCGGTGATCGTCGAGGCAGCGGAAAACATCGCGGACAGGTGGAACAAATTGGCACGTCAAGGCTCCTCCTCGAACCCCGTACGATCGAAATCACCGTCCCGGTCCCGACCAATTCGCCGAATGAATGGGTCTGGAAGCACTGGTCGAAATACAGCGACATCAAGAAAGGTTGGCTGAAAAGGCTGCACGCCGCGACAATACATTATTGCGGAGTCGGTAAATTTGGTCATCCTGTCGAGAACGCGTCCCTGACAATCGAGAGGCTTGGCATCCGTGAACTGGACGAGGATAATCTAACGGGTGGAGTCAAACCGGTTATTGACTCGTTGATTCATCTAGGTTTTCTGGCAAACGATACGCCAGACGTGATACAAACGATGGATGTGTATCAGACCCATGTCGATAGCAAAGCCGCGCAAGGCACGAGGATCACGTTAATTGAGCGCAGTTAAGAAGCCCGGTAACACCGCAACAGCCAAGCGCAGAAAGTCTGCTCCGAGTACAGATGAATTCGGTCTGACGCCAAAGCAGCGCCGCTTTTGTGATCACTTGCTCGCAGATCCAGATCAGAATCGACGTAAAGCCTATATCGCGGCTGGCTACACTCACAAAAAAATGCAGAAAGTCGATCGTGGTACGTGGCTGCTCATGAAGACGCCACACGTTCTGGCTTACATCGACAAACGTCGCAAACAGCTGAATAGCGGAAATCGATACGGACAGGAAAAAATTCTCAAGGAATTGGCTAGAATCGGTTTTTTTGATCCCGCAGATTTGTTTGACAACTTTGGATCGCTGCGACACATACAAGATGTTCCAATTGCGGCAAGGAAAGCTATAGCTCAGATCGATGTTTTCACTGAATTCAGCGGCAGGGGTGAAAATAAGGAAGTCATCGGGCACACGACTCGCATAAAATTTGTGGACAAAAAAGGTGCGCTGGACAGTATTGCGCGTATTCTTGGGTACTTCCAGCAGGACAAGATCGACACAGATGGTGTCGCCAAGCTAATGGACATGATCGGTACGGCCAGGGGAGGTTCGACCATTGGCAGACTCAACAGCACAATTGACAACCGTAGCGGACCACTTCTCGGATCAGTTGTGGAGGCTGAACAATCTCTACTTGATTCAGGACAAGGAGGGGAGCGAGGTCCGCTTCCAGCCCAACTGGGCACAGACGCAACTCCTCGAAAACTTCTGGTACATGAACGTGATCCTGAAAGCTCGTCAGCTGGGAATGACGACGTTCATAGACATCCTGCTGCTTGATAACGCATGCTTCTACCCGAATACCCGTTGCGGAATAATTGCTCACACAAGAGAAGACGCGAAGGTAATCTTCGAGACCAAGGTTAAATTTCCGTACAACCACCTTCCAGATCAGATTCGAGCATTCCTGCACCCTCGTCAGGACACAACAAACGAATACCTTTTTGGTAACGACTCATCCATTCGAGTCGGTACATCTATGCGTTCCGGCACGTTGAATTATTTGCACATATCCGAATACGGAAAGCTCTGCGCCAAGTACCCGGAAAAGGCGGCAGAGGTCAGAACCGGCGCACTCAACACGGTCCAGGCCGGTCAGTCAGTGACTATCGAATCAACTGCTGAAGGCAGCTTCGGGCACTTTTTCGACATCTGTGATCAGGCTCGCAACAACGCAAGAATGGGAGTGCCGCTGACGACGCTGGACTGGCGTTTTCATTTCTTCCCGTGGTGGCGTGAAAGTCAATACAGCCTGCCAGAAGAACTTGCCGATCGCGTTGTGATCACTCGCGACCAAGAGGAATACTTCGCGGATCTCGAAGTTGAAATAAGCCAGAAGCTGACAATGGGTCAGAAGCTCTGGTACGTGAAAAAAGCAATGGAGCAGGGCGAGTACATGCTGCGTGAGTACCCGTCCACACCAGATGAGGCGTTCCGAGCCAGCATAGAAGGCGCGTACTACAAGCAGCAAATGACTTGGCTTAGACTGAATAAGCACCTCACTCGCGTGCCTTACGATCCCAGGATACCGGTGAACACGTTCTGGGATCTCGGCATGAGCGACGACACGCATATTATTTTCCATCAGCGGTACGGCATGGAGCATCGCTTCATCGACGAATACATCAATCATGGCGAGGCTTTGAGCCATTACGTTAAGATCCTGCAGCAGAAACCGTACACATACGGCCATCACTTTTTCCCACACGATGTCGAGGTCCGCGAGATGGCGTCAGGTATCAGCAGACGCGAATCTCTGGGCAAGCTGGGATTGCGTCCATTGCGGGTGGTGCCGCGCATCGAGGAAGAAATGGACGGCATAGACGCCGTGAGATCGATACTGCCGACTTGCTGGATTGACGAGCGCAATTGCCCTGAGACTATCAAGGCGTTAGATCATTACCGCAAAGAATGGGACGAAAAACGCGGCTGTTTCAAAGACAAGCCATTGCACGACTGGGCCTCGCACGGTGCCAAGTCATTTGAATGCTTCGCCACTGGTTACAAGGCTCCCCAGCAAGACAGTGGGAAGAGAAAGAAGGTGCGCAACTGGCGACAGGTATGACGCACCGCAGGTACGGTAACACTACTAATTATCAACGTCGCGGCAAGGGTCCGGTACATTTATCGTATCGAAACCACATCGACTGGAAAGATCGGTGGAACAGTATTTGCGAACAAGGTTTTGACAATGAGGCGAGCCATGGCACTATACGATTGCCAGAGCCGAGGCGGTGCTGCAATTGCGGCCTCACAATAATAAACGGCTCAAGCCACAAACCGAGCAAACGAAGAGGGAAACGCGGATGACCTGATCGTGAAAGTACACCCCACGATAGTGAAGAAAAGGCAATTCGGCGACTTCGATATTCTGTTCCAGTACGTCAACGAAGAACCGGCCTTGGTCATTAGAGCGCATCGCTTTCTCGCGGTTCGCAAGCGCGCATACGTCATCACGCTGGAGTCTGCGTGGAAATACGTTGACGATGTCGAGAGTCCGCATTCCGGCCATTCAAGATACATGGTGTATGCTTCGTCTCAGATCGAGAAAATGCTTGGTCTTGGAGACGACATCGCTACACGTTTCAGAATTGCAGAGGCGATTATGGATTGTCTCGAAGACCTCGTCGCTATGAAGCCTATGAAAATCGAGGAACATCATTCGGCTCGCGTTACCGGCATCATGCGTGTCGGCGATCAGGAGTTCGAGGTCGATGTAGCGGCAGATCCTGGAATTACGAATAGCACTGAAGGCATGCAAAAAGTAGACACGCCGATCGAAGTCGTGCGAGGAGATCTCTAGGTGGCAGCATTCGAAGTCGGAGTAGTAAAAGAGCATGTGCCGTTCGAGATGCGTCAGGCCGGACAGGAAGCGGTCGCAGAAACTCGTCATCCCCTAGATTCTGAAGAAGGACTCGCTAGAGAAAGAATACTCAAAGAGTGGTGGCACGAAGCCAGAACGTCATCATCCGACAACAGGTTTGAGCAGGCACTCGATGCCGATTTTAATGATGGCTTGCAGTGGCGCGATGACGATGCGCAGGTTCTCAGAGAACGTGGTCAGGCACCTCTAGTGTTCAATGCGATAGCGCAGCACATCCGCTGGATCTTGGGAACGGAACGTCGCACTCGTGTTGACTTCAAAGTTCATGGCAGAGAAAAAGACGACACCAATCCAGCCCAGACAAAAACTAAATTATTGAAGTACACGGATGACGTAAATCATGCCGCTTTTTCCAGGTCGATGGGATTCGCTGATGCAGTAAAAGTCGGTGTGGGTTGGCTCGAATGTGGCATCCGATCAGATCCGACCGAGGAGCCGCTGTTCGACAGGTGGGAGCATTGGCGAAATATCTGGAATGACCCGCTTGCCAAAGAGCGTGATAACTCGGATTCCAGGTTCCTGTTTCGTGCCAAGTGGGTTGACGAAGACATTGCGCTGTCGATGTTCCCTGATCGTCAGGAAGTCATACGTCAGTCTTCGGTTTCACACCAGTTATTTTCATTCAGTGAAGACGACGATCTCGGCTTTACTGGTCTCTACCACGCGTTCACACCTGGGTCGACGACAATCCAATCTGGACGCGCCATGTTCAGCGACAGCTTCCACATCGGAATACGTCGTAAGCGCGTGCGCTTGATCGAGGCTTGGTACAGACAACCAGAAAATGTTTCGATGCTTCGCACCAGGGTAAGTCCTCTCATGAATCCGATCTTCCGCAATCAACTCATGCGGATGAACGGAGACGAACTAAAGGGTCCGCGATCGAATTCAGTGCAGCAACTGCTTAACGATGGTCATGCCAGTGTTTACGACGCTGTCAAAATGAAAGTTCGTGTAGCGATCTTTGCAAACAAAGGCATGCTTCAAGACGTAGCCAGTCCGTATCGTCATGACCGTTTTGCGTTCACGCCAATCTGGGCATTCAAACGCGATCGAGATGGACAGCCTTATGGTGTTATTCGCAACATGCGAGACCCGCAAGAGGATCTGAACAAACGCAGATCGAAGGCGCTATGGATCTTGTCGACGAACCGAGTCATTGCCGACGAAGATGCTGTAGAAGATTGGGATGAAGTCGAGGAGCAGGTAGCGAGGCCGGACGGTATTATCAAGAAACAACGCGGTTCGGAGTTCGAGATCTCAAACGAGACCTCCCTTGCGAAAGAACATGTCGCTTTAATGATTCAGGACATCCAGTTCCTTGAGTCTACGTCTGGAGTGACGGAAGAGAATCGTGGTGAAGTCACAAATGCAAGCTCCGGTCGAGCGATCAACTTGCGACAGACTCAGGGTTCCGTCGTCACTGCAGACCTTTTCGATAACTTGCGCTATGCAATACAACTGCACGGCGAGAAGAAGCTGTCTCTGATCGAGCAGTATTACACCGAGCCAAAGGTTTTTAGAATTACCGGTGATCGAGGTCAGCAAGAGTTCATGAACGTGAATATGCCCGGTCAGGATGGCGACGGCAATTTGCAGATCGAAAACGACATCAGCAAAACAA